TCGGCCGAGACTCGGCTGGTGAAGCGCGCCGAGCGCCGCCAGCGGGCCTTCGGTGGGGCGTGGGAGCAGGTGATGCGTCTGGCGCTGGTCATCAGTGACGGGTCCCTGCCCGACGGCATCGACTCGCTGGAGACCATCTGGCGCGACGCCAGCACCCCGACCATCGCCCAGAAGGCCGACGCGGTCACGAAGCTGCGCACTGCGGGGCTCATCAGTTTGCGGCAGGCGCGGGAGGACCTGGGCTACAGCCAGGAGCAGATCGCGGTCATGGAGTCCGACGACACCCGCGCCGTGGACCGGGTGCTCGGTGGCGACTTTGAGGCGCTGCTGGGGCCGAAGCCGTCAACGTCTGGTGACGGCGCCGGCAGTGACCTGAAGCTCAAGGCTGACGCGCTTGGCCAACTCATCCGCGCAGGCGTGGAACCGGAGAACGCCGCCAAGCAGGTCGGGCTGGATGTGGACTTCACCGGCGCCGTGCCCGTGTCCTTGAGGCTGCCCGAGACTGATGCCCGGTCCCTTGAGGGTCCGTGAGTGTTGAGCAAGTAGCCCGAGCCCACTACCGGCGCTCGGCGCTGACCACCCGCCAGGTGGTCGCTGCCGTGCTGGCCATCTGGAACGCGACCGGCCCCAGTGGCTTCCGCGACGAACTGACCCGCGCGGCCGGTCTGGTCGCGGCCGGGCAGTTGGCTCAGGCCGTGCAGGCCGCGGCGTATCTGGTGGACATCGCAGGGGAGCAGGACCTGTCCACGGGTGCGGCTATCGCGCCGCGGGCCTTCGCCGGGACCTCGGCATCGGGGCAGGACCTCACCGACGTGTTGTCCGCGCCCACCATGCGCGTGTGGACCTTGCTGGACAGCGGTGCCGACTTGGCCAGTGCGGCCACATCGGGAGCCGCCACGCTGACTCGTATCGTGACCAACGAAGTCACCCAGGCCGGGGCCAACGCCGCACACGTCGGCATGACCGGCAACCTGGACATGGGCGGCTACGTGCGGATGCTGCAGGCGCCGTCCTGTGGCCGCTGCGCCATCCTGGCGGGCAAGTGGTTTGAGTGGAACCGAGGGTTTAAGCGCCACCCCGGATGCGACTGCGTGCACGTGCCCGCCGCCGAGGCCAACGGCGTCGCTGACCTGCGCACCAACCCGCGGGCCTACTTCGACTCACTGTCCGAGGCGGAGCAGAACCGCTACTTCGGCACCGACAACGCCCAAGCCATCCGCGACGGGTCCGATATGGGCCAGGTGGTGAACACGTCCACGGTGACCAAGTCCACCCGCGACGCCTTCGGCAACCGGGTGCGCGTCACCGAGTCCGGCCTGTATGAGTTCGACGCCGGCGGCGGCCAGATGCTGCAGGCCACCAAGCAGGGCACCACGGTGCGGCAGGGCCGAGCCGGGAGGCGCATGGCCTTGGCTGACGGGCAACTGGATGGCCGGACCCCGAGCGCATTGGAGCGAGTCAGCCGGCCGCGCCTGACACCCAAGAGCATCTACCAAGTCGCCGACGGGGACCGCGCCAAGGCGCTGGACCTCCTTTACAAGTACGGCTACCTGGATTCCCGGCCCATCGACAGGTCGATGGCGGGGCTGATGGCCGACGCCGGCCGACCCAATCCCGCACTGGGGCGCCGGTAGTACACCCACGGGTGTGCAACTCGCACACCCCACGGGTGTGCGCCCTGCACCCCGCCCATAGTTCTCCCCCACCCGCGAGGGGTGGGGGTTATCCCCCGCGATGGAGGACCCGCAGATGACCGACACCACCGCACCGACCCCTGACACCCAGGTGGAACAACCGCAGGCCGCGCGCGCGTCTGCGGACACCGCCGAGGTGGCCGACACCCCCGCGGCGCCTGAGTCGCTGGGGGAGTCTGGCGAAAAGGCACTCAAGGCCGAACGGGCAGCCCGACGGGCCGCCGAGAAGGCCACCAACGAGGCACTCGCCAAGGTCAAGGCGTTTGAGGACGCACAGAAGTCCGAGACCGAGCGACTGGCTGACCAGTTGCAGCAACTCCAGACCGAGGCCGCGACGGCCAAGGCGGAAGCGCTGCGGCTGCGGGTGGCCGCGGAGTTGGGACTGTCGGCAGACCTGCATGAGTTCCTCGTCGGCAACGACGAGGAGTCTGTGCGCGCTCAAGCGAAGAAGCTCATGGCCGCGACGGCCGCCGCGACTGGCCCCCGCAGTCCGGCACCCGACCCCACCCAAGGCGCGAAGCAGGGTGCAGGGAAAGACCAACTCACTCGGGCCGACATGGCCCGCATGACCCCCCAGGAGATCGTGGCCGCCCAGGAAGCTGGCCGGTTCGACGATCTTCTGGCGGGACGTATCTAACACACAACACTAAGGAGCCCGGCCATGGCCGTGACTAACTTCGTTCCAGACATCTGGAGCGCCCGCATTCTGACCAACCTCCGGAACACATCAGTTGCCAGTGGCATCTGCAATCGTGACTACGAAGGCGATACGACGGTCGGCGATTCGGTCAAGATCACTTCGATCACTCAGCCGACGATCGGTGACTACACCGGCGCTGATATCACGATGGAAGCCATCACCGACGCGACCCGTTCACTGCCGTTGGACCAGAAGAAGTACTTCGACTTCATGCTGGACTCCGTGGAGCGCGCGCAGTCGGTCAACGGTGGCGCGATCCTGGCCGCCGCTATCGACGAAGCGTCCTATGGACTGTCCGACACGATGGACGCCTACGTGCTGGACTTGATCGGCGCCGGCGTGTCCACGTCCAGCCCGGACCACCTGCTCACCCAGGCGGCCATCGACACCGCTGCGGAGGCTTACGACCTGCTGGTCCGTATGGCTGCGCTGCTCGACGAGGCCAACGCTCCCCAGCAGAACCGGTGGGCCGTTGTATCACCGAGCTTCTATGGGCTCATGCTCAAGGATTCGCGCTTCGTCGCCGCTGGTGACGCAGCGGGCGCCGCGACTCGCGCTAATGGAATCGTGGGGCAGGCAGCTGGACTGCAAATCCACAAGAGCAACAACCTGCCCGACGGCAGCCTCTCGACGAACAACACGTCGAAGCTGATCCTGGCTGGTTCGACCTACGCCACCACGCTTGCGGAGCAGATTCGCGACGTTGTGCCGTTCGAGCCCGAGAAGCGGTTCGGCCAGGGTGTGAAGGGACTTCACGTCTACGGCGCCAAGGTGACCCGCTCGACGGCCATCGTTGCTGCTGACTGCGTCTCCACCCTCTGACGCATGACACCGTGTGTGGTCGTCCTGGTGCCCATGCTGGGACGGCCACACACCGTCGCGCCGCTGCGTGAGTCGCTGGCGGCATCCACCGACCGAGCCCGCCTGCTGTGGATCTGCACCGAGGGTGACACCGACGTGCTGGACGCCACCGCCGGCGACCTGCGCCTGGTGGTCCCGCCCCGAGCCCGCGGCGACTACCCGGCCAAGATCAACGCCGGGTATCGCGCCACCCGCGAGCCGCTGCTGTTCCTGGGTGCGTGTGACATCCGGTTCCACCCTGGCTGGTTGGAAGCCTGCGAGGCCAAGGTGGCCGCGGGATTCTCGGTGGTGGGGACCAACGACTTGGGCAACGCCCGCACCGCCACCGGGGCGCTGTCCACGCACACCCTGGTCACCCGTGACTACGCCGACCAATATGGCGTGGTGGACCGGGCCGGCCAGGTGCTGCATGAGGGCTACTGGCATGAGTTCTGCGACAACGAGCTGGTGGAGACCGCTAAGGCGCGAGGGTGCTACGCCCACGCCGCTGACGCGGTGGTCGAACATCTGCATCCGACGTGGGGGAAGGCGGAACCGGACGCCATGTATGACAAGGCACTGCTGCGCATGGGCCAGGGTTACGGCCTGTTCAAGAAGCGGCGACCGCTGTGGACGTGACCGTCATCGTCGCCACCTATGGCAGCGACGAGTGGCGCGACCTCGGGTCGGACACCGCGCTGGCTCACGGGGCGACGCATTGGCACGGGGACACGCTGGCGCAAGCCCGCAACGCTGCCGCCGCTGCGGCGGACACCGAATGGCTGGTCTACCTGGACGGCGACGACTCACTGGCTCCCGGCTACATCGACGCGATGGCTGCCGCTGACGGTGACCTGCGGGCCCCGGCGCTGCATCTGGTCTACCCGGACAAGGTGGTCATCCCCGACCTGGCCGGCCGCGACATTGAGCGCACCAACCCGTGCTGCATCGGGACTGCGATACGCCGGGACATGTTCCTGGCCGTGGGCGGCTTCCCCGAGCTGCCCGGTTGGGAAGACTGGGCACTGTTCCTGCGGGCCTACCGGCGGGGCGCGACCATCACCCACGTACCCGGCGCGGTCTACCAGGCCCACGTGCGGCCGGGGTCACGTAACCAGTCGGTGCCCGACGCGGCGGCGCTGTATCAACGCATCAGGGCCACCGCATGATGACGGTGCTGGTGATGACTGACGGGCGGCTGGACTGCCTGCGGGCGTCGCTGGCGTCGGTCATGGTGCACCTGCATGGGCCCGTGACCCGCTGGGTGGTGCACGACGACACCGGGGACGCGCGGTACCACCAGTTGCTGACCCGCCACTTGACGGCCACGTGGGAGTTGGTGACCACGCCGAGCCGCAGCGGCTTCGGTGGCGCCTACCGCCACGCCTACGACTGGATCGTGGCCAACGATGACGCGGGCTACGTCTTTAGCACTGAGGACGACTTCGTGCTGACCCGGCCGGTGGACCTGATGGCGATGGCCCAGGTCCTCGCCGAGCGCGACCACCTGACCCAACTGGCGCTACGACGCCAACCGTGGAACCCCACCGAGAAGGCCGCCGGCGGCATTGTGGAGTCCCGACCCACTGACTACACCGACCGCAGCGACACCGACGGCCACGAATGGTTGGAGCACCGTGTGTTCCACACCACCAACCCGTCGCTGCTGCCGCGCCGGGTCCTGACCGAGCACCGGTGGCCGACCGGACCCAGCAGCGAAGGCGTGTTCTCCGCTGACGTGTTCACCGACCCCGGCGCGTGCGCCGGCTACTGGGGGTCGCGGGACTCCGGGGAGTGGTGCCGCCACATCGGACATCAGCGGGTCGGCCGTGGCTACTGACGGCGCCGTGTGGGGCATCTGCATGGCCCGCGATGAAGCCGACATCATTGCCGCCACCGTGGCGCACATGGCCACCCAGGTGGACCACGTCCTGGTGGCCGACAACCTGTCGAAAGATGACACCGCCCGCCTGGCTGTTGACGCCGGGGCGCAGGTGGTGCCCGACTCCGAGCCCGCCTATTGGCAGTCGGACAAGATGACGGGGCTGGCCGCTGTGGCGCGGTCCCGCGGCGCGGCGTGGGTGGTCCCGTTCGACGCCGACGAGATCTGGCACACCCGCAGCGGGCAACGCATCGGGGACTACCTGGCCGGCGTGGACGCTCACGTGGCCATCGCGGACCTGTTCGACCACTGGACCACTGACGCCGATGTGCTGGACGAGCCGGACCCGACGCGGCGCATGACGTGGCGCTCGGCACTCAGTGGAGCACTTCCCAAGGTGGCCTGCCGCACCGCACTGGACCTGACCATCCACATGGGCAACCATTCCGCGACCTACGAACACCCCACCGGCCACGCCCGCGGCGAGCTGGTGGTGCGGCACTTCCCGTACCGAAGCCCTGAGCAGTTTGTGCGCAAGGCTCGCCAAGGCGGCGCGGCACTGGCCCGCACCGGGCTGCACCGCAGCATCGGGGCGCACTGGCGGCAGTACGCCCGCACCCTGGAGCAGCACGGCGAGGGTGCACTGGCGGCCCACTACTGGGATGCCTTCCACTACCGGGACCCGGTCGCGGCCGGTCTGGTGTGCGACCCGGCGCCGGTGCGGCCATGACTTCGGTGGCCGTGGTGGTGGGGCACTCCCGCAACGACGACGCCCACCGCCTGGCCAACCTGGCATGGGTGGTGGCGCGCTATCAGGCTCACGACTACCCCGTGGCCGTGGGTGCGGCAGCGAGCACCCCATGGGTCAAGGCTCACGCCTTCAACCCGACCGCCGCCACGCTGGACGCCGACGTGCTGGTCATCGCTGACGCGGACTGCATCGTGACCCGCGGGGCACTGGCCGCCACCGTCACCGCCGCAGCCAGGGATGGTTACGCGGTGCCCGCCAAGGCCGTGCACCGACTGACCCCCGAGGCCACCAGCGCCGTGCTGGGGCGCATGCCCGGCGACGACATCGCCGAACGGTTGCCGTGCGAAGGCAAGCACCAACTGCTCGCCGGCGGGGGCATCGTGGCCATCGCCCGCGACCTGTGGCATGAGGTCCGCGGCTTTGACCCGCGGTTCGTGGGCTGGGGCGGTGAAGACTTCGCACTCGGCTGCGCCCTGTACGGGCTGACCGGGCACTATCCGCGCCGCCAGCACGGCGTGCTGTGGCACCTATGGCACCCGCCGCAGGGCCGCAACCAGCGCCTGACCCCGGACAACGAGCGACTGTCCAACCGTTACCGGTCGGTCAAGTTCGACCGGGCGGCCATGCGCGCACTCATCAACGAGCGGGAGGACCCATGGCCACCACAGCCCGACCTGACACCGGCACCACCTACCGAGTCGGCGCGCAGTACTCCAGCGAGTACGCCGCCACCGACTACAACACCCGCGGCACCACGACCGCGGCGCAAAGCACCACGACCCGCCCGTGACCGGAAAGTAGGACCAGCCCATGGCGCTGTTTGAGCTCACCGACCTGGCCGCGTACTTGCAGCAGGACATCGACACCGCGAGCGCCACCGTCGCGCGCACCATGGCCACCGGCGTCATCACCGGCTACACCAACCAGCTCATTGAGTCCGCCACCTACACCCACCTGCTGCCCATCGGCTCGGGCCTGACCATCCGCCTGCCGCAGCGCCCGGTCACCGCCATCACGTCGGTCACCGTGGACGGCACCGCGCTGACGCGGTCCACGCAGTGGGACTGGGACGGCATCAGCGACGTGGTCGTGTTCGATGACTGGACCCCTGACGACGAGGACCAGTGGCAGGCCACCGTGGTTTACACCGCCGGTCACGCCACCGTGCCCGACGACATCACCGCCGTGGCGCTGTCAGTGGCGGGGCGCCTGTATAACGCCACCCCCGGCCTGGTCGCGGAGTCCATCGACGACTACCGCGCCCAGTACGCCACCGGCGCCGCTGTGGGGCTGCAGGACCACGAAAAGCAGATCCTGCGCAAGTACAAGCAGCGGCTGGGTTCCATCGCTCCTGTGGCCGCGAAACCGGGCCGCTGACATGGCCATCACCGGGCTGGTGGCTCGAGCCAGGGCGCGGCATGAGTCGCTGATGACCGACACCTGCGTCATCACCCGCAACGCATCGTCCAGTTTCAACGCCACCACCGGGGACTACACCGTGACCGGCACAACCAAGTACAGCGGCAAGTGCCGCCTGCGCGGATCCACCGCCGGTGCGGCATCGGTGCGGGAACTGCAGGCCGGGGAAGCCGAGCAACCCACCTATCGCTACCAGTTGCTCATCCCGCACGGGTCCTACGCCGCCGCTGTGGGTGACGTGGTGGCCTGCGACTCGCGCACGTTCACCGTGGTGGGCGAAGTGGACGCCACCACCACGACCGCGCAGGCGCTGATCGTGGAGGAGGTCCAGTGACTTACACCGTGGACATGGTGACCGCTGACCTGCTGCGCGCTGCCGCCCAGATTGAGGAGCGCCTGGCGCCGGTCGTGGCCAAGGGCGCCAGCAACATCGCCCAAGAAGCTAGGGACAACGTGTTCCGGTCCAGTCAGTGGCCCCAGACGGCGTCCCACAATGACCCGCAGGAGTACGCGGCGCGCAACCTTGGCTTCGATGACCGGGACCCTGATGACCTGGACGTGACCATCGGCTACAGCGACGACGTGACCGACCTGGCGCGCGCTGTGGAGTTCGGTGGCGCGAACACGTCACCGGGCGGGCAGCTCGGCACGGCGCTGAACCGTGAGGCGCCACGCTTCGCCAAGATGGTCGGGAAAGTGGGGGCAGCAGTATGGCGCTCCTGAGTAGCCGCACCATCGTGGCCGCCATCGTGGCCCGCCTGCAGGGCGCGTCCAACGTCACCACGTACTTGTCGGTCGGACCTACCCCACCGGCCGGCAAGACCTGCATCGTGCACCCGTACCCCGGCAACCCTGACGGCGTGCTCGGTGACCCCGACCGCAACGCCGCCGTGGAGTTCCAGACCACCTGCATCGGTTCGACCGCGGAGCAGGCGCTGTGGACCCACGACACCATCGTGGCCCGCATCAACCGGGAGTCCCTGTCCGGCACCGGCTTCGCCACCTACCCGGTGCGGATGATCGACGGCAGCCAGCAGCCGGTGCGCCGTGACGACACCCTGGCCACCCCGCTGTACGTGGTGACCGCCAACTGGCTGGCCACCGCCCAGCCTGCCTAAAGCCCCCAGCCCGCGCGGCGTTGCCCCTGACCTACTCCCCCCGTGCGGGTCAGGCGCGGCTCACCGTCGCGCGGGCTGGGCTTCAACGTCCCCGACCACCGCGGCGGGGCGGTCCCCGCAGTTAGAAGAACACCCACCAAGGAGGTCGGCCGCATGGCTGATGAAAGCAAGGTGCTGCTGGTCCACCCGGACCTGCCCGGCGCCGAGTACCTCGCCGCACCTGATGC